GCTCTTCCGATCTTTTTACCTACCATCTTAACTTTAAGTTCAAGATCATCTAAGTCTTTAAAAATTTCTCTTGTGCTGATGTTTGCTACCATACTATCCATACGCATAGCACACAGTTCTTCACTAAGTTCCAACGACAAAAATACACCGTTAAGTCCCTGTTGCACCCAGTTAATAGCAATGTTTTGCATAAACAAACTCTTACCACTACCAGATCCACCTGCAAAGATATTAAGTTCGCCTCGGTTCATGCCACCAAACAATCTCTTGTCCATAGTGGGCCAGCCTGTACTGACTTGTCCGTTGTTGCTTTTGATTTTCAATAAACGTGCTCTAGGATCTTCAAAATATTCTGTGCCCATGTCCTTAGTCAGACTAATCTGCACTGCATCCTTGATAATCTTTTCAACTGGATCATAGTCGCCTTTTTCCAACATGTCTGCACATTTTAAAATTGCACGTTCAAGTTCTTGCTTGCGAGTAAATGCTTCAAACTCTGTCATAAACCAATCATAGTGATTGTCTGTTAAGTCCGGAACTGGCTTTAGCTCTGTATTGGTAACTGCCCGAATCTGTTCAGCAGTAGGCATTGCTTTGTGTTCATCTATGTGTGTATGGATAAACTTGGCTGCTTCTTTCAAACTTCTATCAAAGTTTTCTGGGTTATAAATGTTTTGCACTCGCAGATAACTTTCTGCGTTTTGTAACATCATTTCTAAGAATAAAGTCTGTAATTGAACACTATACTCTTTACTCATTGTTTACTCCTTAATTTAATTTTCAATGCGTTAGATTCCACGTTCGCAAGTATGTCTTTTAGTACAAACAGTTTTCCATAACGATCAACTGCATCATTAATATCTTTACAAGTCTCTCTCCATAAGGGAAAACTTACTGCCCACCCATATTCAACTGCACGGTCTATTAGTTGATTGCCTGTGCCGTCCCAGTCTGGAACAACTATAACTTGTTTATTTAAATTGTCAATCAGTTCTGCCTGTTGTTCACTGATATCTGCACCTAGCACAGCAACACCATCAATGCTCATTGCATCAAACGGTCCTTCGCATACAACGACAAACTTATTGTCATGTGCTTGTTGATCCAGGTTGAACACAAAGTTGCTAGGATGATCACTGTGATATTTAGGTTTAATGCCTGGAAAAAATGCTCTGGCAGTCCAGCCAACCAGTTGTCGTCGATAATAAAACGGCACAATGACTCTATGCGCAAGTTTGTGTGCAGTTTCTGGAGTCCAGTAGAACTCATACCGTTGCATGTCTATTCTACGTTCGTGTACATATTTAACCGACTCTGTATAGCCTGTAGGAACATTTGACCAATTGTTTAGTTCATAAAAGTCTGCTAGTGCCATGAATGACTGTGCTTGCTCTGGTAAAGCTCTAGGTTCAAAAGAAATTTCTTCTTGTTCGGGTGCAAGTTGCTCTGGTTTGACCAAATCTTTAACTCGCATGGCTTCTATGACCAAACGATTGATTTCGCCATCATCTGCACCTAACCACTTTAACCAACGCTTAAACTTAAATCCCAAAGGTCTGCCGGGTTGATATCCAGTTTTAAATTGACAATTAAAACAATGGTAACTTACTGCACCGTCTGGTTGTGTCATTACCCCGCCACGTTGGCGGGTATCCGCCGATTCGCCTCTGTTGTGACAGCAAACCGCGTTGCCTGACAACCACCCAGATTGAGACTTTTTAGTTTTACGGCCTTGCGTCCATAATTGATGTGTGTAATTTGCTATTTCATGTATCATATTATTCTAACAAACCACCCATCTTGCGACATCCGATGGTGTCTGAGTGTATTATACAGTTTATAATAAGGTAAATTTTTTTCCTTGCACCATCCCCTAAGGCATTTAATTTCTTCGGTGTGTCCATCGGGGAATGTTATTTCATATGTATTTGATTTTTTGATCCATGCATTCTTGGCTGCTTGTGATAATTTTTCTTTTGATCCCGGCTTATTAATATATTCTTTCTGTTTGACTGATCGGTGTATTCTATCTTGCTCAGATATTCCTCTATTTTGCCACATGGTTTTGGTTCGATCGGCGCACATCTTCTTATAAGATTCGTTATCAAATTCTGCAGAATTAAATTTTTCTTCCCACATTAATTTTATACTGTCAGACATTTTCTTTTTAAACTCTTTTGTTTTTGTGTATGATAAATCTCGATGTTTCAATGAGTTTATAAAGTTTGGACTCATTGAGGTATCACCACCTGTGCCTTCCTCAGGTACTATATTTGCCCATTTTTTATCTTTTACTATGTTCCATAGATTTGAATAATATTTTCCTTTTTCTTTTATGTCGTCTCTATTTACAGACTCAAATAATATGTCAGTCTCTACAATATTACCATATTTTTTAATATGATTTGTCCATCGAGTTCCCGAACCGTTATATTTGAAAGGATCTTTTGATGTTTGCCCTAAATATTTTAATCCGGTTACTTTGTGAGTTTTTACATAAAGATAGTACATACTTTTAATGCTCCAAGTTGCAAAATTATTTATACAAATCGGCAATAATTTAGATAGAAAATTAAAAGGTAAGATACTCGGCGTATAGTCCTGTATAGAATTAAACATTACCTGTTAGTTTACACTAAAGTCTGATAAGAATCAAACAGTTTGGTAATTAAACTTTGGCGTATACGCTGTCAACGTTTACTGCTTTCTTTAGCAATTCTATCTTGGCTTGCAATGGTGGAACTAAAACGCCAGTTTTTTCTGTTTTGTCATCATACTCTGGTTCAACTTGAACCATTACAGCACTGTTTGGTTGTGCTGAGTCATCTGATTTTTCCTGCTTGTGCCAGTGCGCTGAGCATGTCTGCGGCGGCTTGTATAAATTCATGTGATTTCATAATATTATGGGTTCAAAAATGTTGTGCTGTTTTGATTCAGTGCGCTTTGGCTCACTGTGCCAATTTCTGTCACTGTGATTGCAGCGCTTTCGCCACTCACTGGGCCAACACTTAATACTTGCCCAATATCGCCCATGTTAATATCAGTGGGCCTGTTGGCAGGAATCATTGGACCCGCATTGGCTGTAACGCTGGCGTTAGCGTTGATATTGTAATAGCAGGCTGCGTTTGAAACCACTTTGGCCCGTGTACTGTTTGATATTGTAACATTGGCAAATGTTGTTGTTACGAAGGTGTATGATGCCATTTTTAAAATCCTAATTATATGTTATTTATCATATCTTACCAAGTGCTCAAGTTGGCTCTTTTCCAAGTGTCAGTGGCTACGCAGACATACACATAATCACCATCCCATGCAATTGTACCAGCAGTTCCAGTGCTAGAAGCATTAGCAGGCGCACTATTTGCAGACACAACTAATGTGCCTTGATTTACTGTAAATCCAGTTTCACTTGTTATAGTAACTACATTGGCTAAGGTACCAGCGCCCACCCATGTTCTTACTGATCCAGTAGTAGATCCCAGATTCAAATTGGCATTACCAACGACTGGTCCTAAGTAACTGTTGCCTGCAACATACAAGTACCCGTCATTGGGTCCGACTACATCAAATCCATCAACTGCATAGGCACTACTGGCAATGCCCATATTGATATAGTGCTTTGTGTCTGCCCCATTGTCCGCTGTTGCAACAATATCTGTACTAGCAGAACTATTACCATTAATGTTTTGCATGACCATTTGCGCATAACTGTCCACATTGGCAAACAATTTTACTGACGCATTTGGGAAAGTATCGCCGTACGGTTCTGTGTTACCTGTACTAATGGTCAAATCGCCATCTAGTGTCACTGACCCATTATCCACAAACTTCATTACATATACACTGTCGTGTTGTATAACTAACTGGGCAGTGCCATCACCGTTTACTTCATGTTTTAATCCAGTATCACCGCCTGTGACTGCAAAAGTATAGCCTGCTCCAGTCGGTAATGCACTATAAACATTGGCATACATCGAACCATTAAAGGCAAAATCATATCCCACAGCAACATTTGGAAATGCGTCTGTTTTAAATCCCATTCTTCCACTGGTGTTGCTTATTTGGATTGCACCCAATCCCGAGTTTGTCAACAGAGTTAAATCTCCGCTAGTAGTACCAATTTCACCGTTGCCGATGAGAATAGTGTTGGCTCGGATTCCAACGTTGGCAATTAGATCGACTCCAATATAAGCATTACCCGACACAGTGATATCAGTAAATGACCCGCCACCGTTGCTGCTGTCAATAACGTACCCGCCGGGTGTTATTGCGTCGTGTACATGCAGATTCCATGAATCTGTGTTGACGGTGATTTCGCCTTCATAGCCAGTGTATGACGTAGTTGCGCTGGTATTACCGCGTTTCCATTGTACTATTTTACTCATTATATATTCCCAAAATTAAATGTAGCGCTGGTTATTCCGTCGTCTACTTGTCCCAAATCCAATGAATCTGGCGTACCCGTTGGATACGCTGTATTGCTGACAAATATCTGTCCCGCCGCTCCATAATTATCATCCACATAGGCTGCGATATTGGCAGATCCATTATTGACTTTTACATTGTATGTGTAAACGTCCCTGTCTAATTGCACCAAATCCAAGCTGGAAAGTGTAACTGTGCCTATTCCTAAATTTGCATTACTGATTGTCACGTTGGCAGACAGCACCACATTGGCATTGGCGTTAACATAGTCATCTATCATGTTAAATGTCAGCGTATAGCCGGTCACATTAACTGGCTTCTGGTCGTTGTTTAGTACTTTAATTTTTACTAAATTATCAATACCTTTGTAAATGTTTATTGTTCTTGTGTACACTACACGATTCCTTTGTTCAACAGACGGGTCAATGTCGTATATAACACTGACGGTGTTGTCGTATAGATAACTGTTAATCTGTTGCATTAGTATATTTAGCGTGGATCCATAACTACAACCTGGTAAATTTTTTGGTTATAAATAGCTAGTGGATATAGATTATAAATTGTTACTAGACCAATACCCTTTCCTAAGTTTGCTAACTTATGGTGGGAACGAGTACGTGGGAATCATTCAAAATTTGGATGATAACATTACTACTATTTACGATTACGGACTGTTGAAAACAGAACAACAGAAGATTCTGTTTATTAACTTGGCAGAAACTTGGTGGTGGGAAAGCAACCGTATGATTCCCATTAATATATTTTTAAAACAGGATTGGGCGCAGTTCAGGCCCACACTAAAAACATTTATAAGCAAAGACGTATCATTAAAGTACGGACCTGCGGTTAGTCTTAAAGAAAACGCTCAAAAGCGCAGCAAGCGCAGATCAATTACTCTGGTTCGCAGAGTTAGTTAACAAATTTAAATTAACTGCAACAAGATGTGCGTAAGCTACTCCATGACTACGTTTGAATCCATAACTACCATCAGTTGGTTTCTCCCACACAGTTTTAGCAACTTCAGCAAATGGCTGTCCTATTAGATGTCTCTTAGCAGGACGTATTACACTGATAAACATTGCCATTCTAGCGATACTGTTGACTGCTTCGGGCATTTTAATCAGTGTGTCATAGTGATTGCCTATGTGAATTAACTGCGCACAGAATTCTCTATCGTACAACTTAGCCCAATCGGGTTCCTGTTGCATGAGTTCCGTTAAATGATCTTCTGATTCAACTTGATTGTACAAACTAACATTCAAAAAGTCCAGTTTCACGTAGCCAATATCTTCCGCTTGCTTGTAGTCAATGCTGGAATATCCTGCAAATGGATCAGTAGGGATATCTGTAAAGTATACACCTGTGTTATGTTTTGTTGCTCGGCCTTCTTTGATAATTGCGGCGGCTGTGTGCGGCAACACATTTAAAATCTGCTCTCTATTTGCAAAGTCGATGTCAATGTCACTAGAGAACTTAACGTTATTCATTTTCATAGTCCTGCTTGCTCCAATATGTGCTTGGTCCATTCTGTATCCGCCATATAGTCCTTGAACTTTCTTTGCCAGTAGTCAGGATCGATCCATTCGATAATTGTGTTTAATTGTTCCGCATTTAACTGGTCCAAGAAATCTACACCGCTTGCACAGTTGAATACAATCCAGGGACTGATTCTGCCGTTGGCGATATGTTGGCAAATCCTATTAGCACTGGCTAGTCTAAAATAGTTGCTGAACTCTCCGTTTAATTTAGCGTCATCGTCTGACAGATTTTGCATTTCTTTAAGAGCACGTTCTAACGCATCTTTGACATTTTCTTTTTTTAGATACTCACTCATCCATTCCAAGTAAAATGCGTCTTTAGTCCAATAGTCGATCTTTTTGTTGTTCTTTAAAAGCCAGTCGATAAAACTGCTGGTATTAATACAACGAATCGCCACAAGGTATCGGCCGAATTTAACAAACGCCATATAATAAGGACTACTGGAAAAATCCTCGTAAGTCTTTAATTTGGCACTGCCCTGTGTTAGTTCATAGAATCGAATATATGCTTTGAATCCCAATTGCACACCTGTTTCAGTTTGCTGTTGATGCCTGCGCTTAGGCTCGCACAAATGTGCTCCTAGCGTGCTTTCTTTTTTATATTCTTTACCGCAATATTTACAAGCGTACATTAGCCTAGTGCTTTTTTAATGTCTTGATCAGTCCAGCCCAACTGTTTGGCTAGTTCTTTAAGTTCTTTAGTGGTGTTGATGCTGGCTAGCAATTCAACTTCATCCTGTTTCATATGCGGATAAAGTTGTGCGACAAATTTGACTGCTTTGCTGTTACTGCCTTCTTTCTTCTTTGCGCCTTGCCAATAGTGCCGCTGTACACCCATTCCTGGACTCACTGTTGTTGCCAAAAGCCATTGCAGCTTAGGATGCTTGCCCAAATCAAAGAAGTGCATGTTCATGCGTTCATTAGTTGCACGTAGATACCACTCTTGCAAATCAGCGTTTCCCTCCACACTGGCGCCGTAACGCAACATTAGATATGTGCTGAACTTTTTCTTTTCTTCTGTATCCAGCTCGTCGTAGAACTCTCGATTCTTTCGATCGAACTGTGTCATTTCATTATTGATCGATAGTTTGTCCATTATACCGGGTGCCAATCTATAGTGTCTTCTTGTTTAAGTAAGTTATACAACATTATAACACGATCCAGTTCTGATTGTAAAGTGATATTGGTTTTAGCAAGTTCTCGAATGTTATCCCACATTTTATCTTCCAATAGCTGATCGCGCATAGATCTGCCGGTACGCAAATCCCCCGGCGACCAACCATGTCCAACCACAAATCTCTCATTGGCTGACGCACCAAATTCTCTTGCGTAAACAACATCGTCTACTCGTTCGTATATGTATTGTGTGTCTGGTTTAAGTGTTCCCATATTAAAATTTATTCTCCACTGATAAATTCCCTCAATTGGTTGCTGACATTGTAATTGCCAGTTTCGAGATTTTGAAAATCTCCGACAACATCAGCATGTAGTGGAATTTCTGCAAAATCTAACTGCTCAACTCTTATACAAGTTAAAGTTGTATCTTGTTGATTGGCAAAAAATACTGCGGGCTGACCAGATGCAATTACACAATTGTGTACAAATTTGTGATGTATGTGCCCATAATCACCATCTTGCGAATGTGTTAAAATTATGTCAGACTTGCTGCACCTATCCATTATAGACAGCAGTGCGGAGCCTTCGTCGAAACTCAACGTACCAGCTTCCATATCTCTGTAGTCGTCAGTGTGTCCCAAGAACTCAACCGGTATGTCTCGTTTGTTCCAAAATGTTTTGACTTCTTGTGCTCGATCATCGCATTCTTGATAGGTCATATACAAGATACTCCAGTCAAATGTTGGATGTTGTTCAATAAATGGCCATGCAAAAATAATGCAATCATCCGGATGGGCAACTACACATAACGCTTTCATTTTGTTTCCCAATTGGTGATAATATCATAATAGATATCGGCCAAATACTCTTGACTTGCTGGCTCCCCGTGATACCCTGGATCTTTGTTTTTATCCTTCAACGGATAAAGGAATGTGGCGTGTGCTGGAGTATTTTCACCGTTTGTAATCAAATACTTGTCCGGGACGATGCTGGGAACGATTCCCCTGACAGTGTGCACGTTCCACAAGTTGTCAGGCAGAACGATAAAGTTAATACCTGCAAGATACGTTTGCACAATACCATCACGCATGATCCAAGTGTCCATTTGCAATTTCCAATTGCTGTCGTACAAATGATTTACATACTCGCGCACTGCATTTTGTGTATCTCGATCTAGTTTGCGGCTGCGATATGGATGGGGGTAATTTTCTGCCAGACTAAAAATAGTTTCGCATATCATGTTGTAGGGCTTGTCTGCATAGTTAACATT